TTCCATTCGGCAGGAGCAGCAGAGTGAAAATGAAGGCTTCAACAATATAGTCAAAGGCGAGCTCTTTCCATGGTTCGTCCAAAACCATGTGAGGACGGAGAACGCGACTGAAGATATCCTTTAAAAGGAAACGGCACCTGAGTGAATCCCAACCTGAAATGTCGGTATTAACAAAGGTTTCATCTTGATCGGCATCGAGGTAGAAGTTCAAACGTTCGATAGTCTTGTGACCGGTCATAAACATTTCTTGGTGATGGAGACCAGTAAATATTTGAGAGTAGAACCCCCGAAACAACATGTTTTCAAGAACAACGTGTTCCATTGGTGCCACCCAAATTGAGCGGGACTTGACTTCGTCTTTAGGGGAAAGATGACCACGCATAGCCAACTTGCATGGTATCTGTTCGACAACGCCGCCTTGTTTCCAGGTATCAATCATAGACTGAACCTTCTCGTAGCAAGGCTGTAGTACATCTCCTTTCTTCTTTCCAGGCCAGCTAACACCGGCACTAGTATTAAGAGGGATCTTGGTCATCGCGATTTCGAGCGGTAAAACGGTACACCGACGGAATCGTGAATGGAGTTTCGTGAGGCCAGTCTCATACAATCGTTCCATTCTTTCGTCGAACACGTCACACTTGTAAATGGTAGGACCGGCATACTTGAGGAGACCATGAAGGGAACGACCGAGGTTCGGAACCTTCGTGTAACCTTTAAGGTTTTCATAATAAACAGGATCGTAATGCCAAAGGGCTTCTTTGACCCACTCATCGAGATTGTTGAAATTCTGAGCTAAATTGTACGGACGTCCGGTTTCTGGTAGGACACGGATCCCAGAAGAAACGGAGCACACTTTAACGAAATCATCAATAGCAATGGAGGCGAAAGGATTATCTTCGACAATCCATTTCCAGGTAAACTTGTTCACGTTGGAAGGAAGGACTAGGGGAGTAGAGGAGAAGGACATGCTTAAAAGAGGGTGAGTAATAAACTATGGGGACGTGTCAGTTTGTG